TCTTGACATAATACTTGAGGACCATGATGAGGATTTGGTCTTACAAATCCTATTCTATTAGTTGAAATGGGAGCATCAACGTAATAAACTCCGCTAAGAACTGAATTTGCATGATAGTGATATATCATTTTTGGAATTTCATGATGAACTATCCCATCTCCTTTTGATATCGTTAACCATGTATCAGTAATAAAAATATCTGTATCTTGAATCTGCTCTGATTTTAAAACTTCTTCTAGACTATTCAAAAAGAAATTGTGTAAATCTTTTGGTAAATATTTTTTATCAAAAATTTTAAAATAAGTTCCTACGGATCCTCCATCAGTAACTGGAATTTCTAATTTTTCTGGAACCTCGTCCAATTCTTTTTTAAATTTATTCGGCTCTGGATATTTAAAAGAGTATATTTTATCAGGGTTTACATTCACTATCTCCATAAAACATTATCTCCAATGACCAAGTAATCTATATCAGAGTCAATAAATGTATTTAAAGCATCCATTGGTGTCTCAACGATTGGTTCTCCTTTTATGTTGAAAGATGTATTTAACAACATAGGAATTTGTGTCTTATCATAAAATGCAGTTAATAAATCGAATACTTTTTTATTTTGGACTGAATTTACTGTCTGCACTCTTGCCGTATTATCTACATGTGTTATTGCTGGCACTAAACCGTTTTTCTCTTCTTTTAATCTAGCATTAAATAACATGTAAGGAGAAGTCTTTTTTGGAATATCAAACCAATCATGCAAATATTGCTCAAGCATTATTGGTGCATACGGTCTCCAATATTCTCTATATTTTATTTTCTCGTTTAAATAATATTTATTGTCTACCGTAGGATTTGCTAATATTGAACGATTTCCCAATGCTCTTGGACCAAATTCACTACCATCTTGAAACCATGCGATTATTTTATTTTTCAATAAACAATCAACTACCATATTCAAATCAAAATCATCGAAAGATATTCCTTTAGAAAAAGCACAATCAAGCACTATTTCATAATCTTCATCTTGGTATTTAATACCCAAACATCCCAAATTAACAGGAAGTGTTATTTGATTTTCATATTTATTTGCTAGATAAAGTGCTACACCAGAACTTAATCCATCATCATTAGGTCCAGGATTCACATGAACATCTTCAAAAATACCTTCTTCTATTATTCTTGAATTCAAAGATATGTTTAAAGCACATCCTCCAGCCAAACATAAATTTTTCGTTTTATTTGATAACCGTTGTAATACAAATATAAAATGTTCTTCAAATTTATGTTGAACCCAAGACGCCAAATCTTCAGGAGAATATCTATCGATTAAATCATGACCAGGAAATTTGCAGGACAAATCAAATTTTGCTACTGGATAACCATCTACTTTTTCATGATAAAAAGGTTCTGGTAAATCTACTTTAGTATAATCACCATATGCAGATAATCCCAATAATTTACCAGGCAATCCCTCTCTAAAAAAACTACTATTTTCTAAGTTACCTAATTTTTTTTCTAATATTTTCCATGACCAAAAGTTGTAAAACACCCCAAAAGTATTTTCACCTGCATCTAGATAACAATTATGAAAACTCTCAATTGTTTTTCCTGATCCTTTAAAATAAGATGAATTATTTCCATGCAAATGATATCTTTCAGGACCAGCAAACTCGTGTAGGTCACCATTACCATCAAAAGAAATAACTAATGATTCTTCATATCCAGATGTGAAGAATGATGCTGAAGCATGACATAAATGGTGGTCTACATTTACTATCTCGGCATTTGGAAATATTTCTTTCAACTTCTCATGAAAATATCCTTCCATTTTTAAATAGTATGCCATCTGCGTAGCATTTGTAACAAACCCTACAACATCTATATCGTGAGGTGTAATTCTATTATATTCTAAGATTTTTTCTATTGTTTTTTCTGGGTAGTTACCATCATATTTGATTCTAGAAAATCGTTCTTCACAAGATGAATTTTTAAGTTCTCCATCTACAATTAGGGTGGCTCCAGAACCATGAACCCATAGGTCCATGAAATTAGATTGAAACATATGAGGTATGTTTCCATCCCACCCTATTGCACCATTCAACCCTAAAATTTTCATGCTATAAGATTGCTCTCATTCTCTCTAAAATTTGTATCAGTGATTGAAATGGTCTCATCATACGACACTTCTTGGTCATTGTCAAATTCAAAATTACCGTCTTCCATCTCCTTGGTCCATGTCATGCGAATGTCAGGATACCAAACACCAATAGTACGTTTTGGTGTACCATCAGCATTATATGCCATTGCAAGACACTTCCATTGTGTAAGTTCATTCTCTTTGGCACCCATGAATTGAGCAATCCAATCACCGGTTCTAAGATAATGTTCCATATCTCTAACATAACCTTTTTTAGATTCTGATAGTGCCATTTCACGTTGTTGAATTTGTGGTGTAATACCACGACCACGAGCATTCTTAGCATGAGCCGCCGCATCTTCTTTGGCTTCTTTGTTCCATCCTTTAACATTCTTCATAGAAAGTTTGTCATTCTCTGGTTTAGACAAAACAGTGTGATGAATGTTTTTATACTCGGCAGGTTTGCGTTTTTTACGCATTTCAACCATACGTTGTCGCAATGCTTCACGTTGTTCTTCTGTGATTTTACGAGTACGTTTAACCTTCATCGGTTTACGTTCAACTGTTACTTTAGGTCGACCTGGTTTTCTTTTTGCTTTAGCCATTTTCAATTTCATATTTGAGATTAGCAAGAAAGTTAGTCCATTGCGAAATGCGTTTTGACCAACTATAATGAGTATACGCATATTGTCTTGCATTGTCAAGATTAAATTGCGTTGTCTCAGACCAATACTCTTCCATCACATCTTCAAGTTCGTCAGCAAAATATTCGGCATGATCTGTTTTATTTTCAGTAAAATTATACATGTAAGCATATTCACCACAAGTCTCTGGTAATGCTCCCCAATTAGATGTAACTATAGCACAATGGGCTGACATTGCTTCCATTGCTACTCGACATGAAGTTTCTTGCCACGTTGAAGGATACGCCAATATATGCATCTTCTTCCATGCTTCACGCAACACATCATAAGGAACTGCACCATAATTTGTCATATTTGGATGTTCTTCTATTTTTTCAAACAATGGCTTGTAAGGTTCATCATTTTGAACCCAACCATATAATTTGTAACTAGAATATACATGAAGATGATAATCATCTCTATCTAACATATCTAGTGCCGTCAATAAAACATCGAGACCTCTTTGAGGTGTTGAACAATACATCAACTGCAAAGGACCATCTTTTGGCTTTTCATGATATTCAATAGGGTCGATTGCATTTTTTATAACAACACCTTTTGAGTAAGGTATTCTCAAAAAATTCTGAAATGATTGTTGTTGCCAATGACTGACAAATATCAGTTTATCAAATAAATTAAGACCTTCAGGTTCTCTTAAAAAATCATGAACAGGATCTAATGCTAAATCATGAAGCCAGTATAAACGAGGTTTATCTTCTAGGTCTTCTTTATTTACTCTGGATATTACAAATTGAAAATAATTTTTATACTCTTCAGGAAGTCTCTTGAATAACTCCATGGTTAGAAGTTCTGTTCCTCCCATGGAGTTTTCAGCCATATTACCAGGTTTATGTTGTGGAATATCCACGTCACCTTTTTTCATAATGCTCCATTATAATTTAAAACATAAAGTCTTTTCTTGCATAGAATATATGTGTATCTATCTGTACTGTTTTTTGTGTCTTATTTGATTTTGCCCATTTAGGATTTGGAATATAGTCTGCATGATAGTATAAAGCACCATCAGTAATATCTCTCATGGTGTCTTTATTGTCATAAAACCATGATGCTAATTCTTGTGTACTTTCCCAAGTAGGACCTGGATATGGTATATCATGCTTTCCATCACAATACCAGGAAAATTGGCATCTGTCTTTTACTGGGTGTCCAGATGCAAAATGTTTTCCTTGATAGACAACATCGCAAAAGTTGTCTGGAAAGTATTTGTTTCTAACTCTGTTATAGGTCACATGTGCGACCGCCAATTTACCTGCAGTTGACTCAACTGCCGCCTCAAAATAAACATTCTTTTGTAAACATGAAATTTGTTTTTTTCTCTCTGCAATTGACACATACTGTCTAACCTCTATTGTACGTTCTTTTATTGGAACGAAAATTTGCCTATCAAGGGAGTCTTGTTTTGGAATTACGATGGTGGCAGGATAGATTGCGAGTGCAGTCAATATACAGAGGACTTTCTGGAAAAATCCCATATATACTCCGTTAGTTTTAAAATCCATTTCAAATAGTCAACAAATAAAACATAGTAAAAAATGTTTGTAGATGTATTTATATCACTCAAAATATAGACTATTTGACATATCACATGAATAGGGGGCTTCGGATGCTCTTTTATATATGTTCAATTCGGTCCATTCTATCTGTAAAACATCATTAATTATAACTTTGTTGTTAGGATACATTGCTTTCAAGCCAGGCAATGCATCCTTTGCTTCTTCTAAAGTAGGATAAGGATGATTCAAATCAAACTGTTTACCCTCATTATTATTAACTCTAACCTGATATGACATTATTGTCCTCTAATAAAGGTTCATCAAAATTACAGTAATGAAACATAAGCACAATATAGTGCATACACTTCAGCAAATCTTTACTGTTTTTACCTTCTTTTTTACCGAAACGAATAAGATATTTAATGGCGGCACCTCTACAAAATTCTTCCGCAATATCTATATGCTCAAACAAATCTTGTATCTGAAAATCACCTTTCGTATAATGTTGAGAATAAGTGCTTTCAATATATTCTTCTAAATGTTTGAGTATTTCACGTTCATTGTACTTCATATTTATTATGGTAGCCCGACCAGGAATCGAACCTAGAATAGAAGATTAGAAGTCTACTGTTATATCCAATTTAACTATCGGGCCACTCACCCTCTATTAATCTTCAACAATAGTTTCAAGTTCAACAAGAGAACTTCGCCAATCTGTGGTCTCAATTGCTCGTTCAACAATTTTTTCTGAACGACCTTCTTTTGAATCCCACATGTCATCTACACAATTAGGTTTGTGTGTAAAGACCCACCATGTTCTATCCCAATCCATGGCGGCATACTTATAGTCCTCATGAATTAGATGACGAACATCCAATGGTTTTTTAAATGGATTAATATCAATCATTATTTTCCTTTCAATCCATAATCTACAGGGTTAGGTTTTTGAGAATATTTACGAATTTCTCTATGACCATTTTCTTCAATAGCCCAACTCTCTATTGCATTACGATACATTAAAACATTTTCCTGTTTTGTAATAGCACGTTGAATTGCCGCACTTGATTTTTCAAACATGAGATTTGCCTTTTTTATTTCCTTGCGTAAATGCGTAGGAAGTTTCAAAAGAACTTCTGATTTATTCATTATTAATAATTAATTAAAGGTTACTATATTCATCAACGAAAGCCTTAGTGACTTCCACTGCATCGGCTTCTTCAAGCCCATGTCTCTCAATAATTTTATCACAGAAATCTATCATCACCGCATCAATCGATACATTAGCATCTCTTGCGGCCATTGCTTCTGCGTATGCTTCACCACGATAGTCATCAATCAGTCTTGCGACCATTTCTTCTGACATAATACCTTTTATATTTAAGGGTTAAAGGAATCATTTACAAACATATAATAACTTAACAGTGTCTCATTGTCAAGTTATTTCACAAAGGAAATAAAGAAGAAATATCTTCACGGTCTTGAGGTTCTAGAAAAAAATCAAGCCCTAATGATACTCTCGTTTCGTTTAACATTACTTGGGTAGTTTCATGCCCTAGAAAAGATGGAAAAAAGGTAAACAGTCCTGGAACATTTTGAATGCATAATGCAGGAGTATTATAATCAATTCTATCGTCAAAATGTGTTTCATATAATATTCTATCTAATTCTTTAGGTTGCATACTTTGAGTTTTTTGCCACCAAGCACAATGTAGAGGGCTATAATATATGGTATATGTTGGTTTCTCGGACGGTATACACAAAGACATGTTCGCAGAAATATTTACTTGTCTACCTTCTTGTCCATAAAATTCTTGATGCTTATGCCAACCAATTCTTTCAAACTGATTCAATTCATTAAGCCAACAAGCATACGAGATTTTTGAATCTGGGTTTTTATTATATAATATTCTATAATATTTTACGGTATGTTTTTTTATAAATTCTCTGAATTTCAAAAATATTTCAGATTCATCAAAATATCCAACATTGTATCTTTGAAAATTGCCAGTGAATACATTGGTATTTTGCACACCACCATCTGTAGCATCATTGTTTTTTTCTAACTGCTTTCTCAAGGCTGGTAATTTCTCATTAATGGCTTCAATCAAACTTTCGTATTCCGAAAATTTTACTTTATATATCGGTAATTTAAAAGATACATGGTTATCACCACCAAGAATTTTTTCATAATAAAAATTTAAAATTTCACCATTCATGAAAACACCTCATTTAATTGTCGATTTACACGCACAAATGTTGTACATTTTGGTAAATCTTTTAGTGTTTTTGCACCTGCATAGGTACAAGCACTTCTTAGACCTCCTAGAATCTCTTCTACGGTATTTTTTACTGCACCTTTATAGTCTACATATACAGTTTTACCTTCTGCCGCCCTATGAGTCTGTTTCTCACCATAATAAGTAATCTGAGCATCTTCAGAAGACATACCATAAAATTTCATCTTAGAACCTCTATGATTCCCAACTCGTTCTCCTTCACACTCTGCGTGACCTGCCAACATGCCACCTAGCATTACAAAGTCGGCACCAGCCCCATAACTCTTTGCGATATCTCCCACGACCGTACAACCTCCGTCTGTGATGATATGCCCTCCTAGACCGTGTGCCGCATCGGCACACTCCATCGTGGCACTTAATTGAGGATATCCAACGCCTGTCAATTTTCGAGTAATGCATACCGATCCAGGGCCGATCCCAATTTTTACAATATCCGCTCCTGCCAATATTATCTGTTCCGTTGCTTCTGGTGTACATACATTCCCTGCTATAATTATAGATTCTTTTGTTGCTTCATGGTGTCTCATTTTTTCAACAAAACTCATAAATTTTTCAGTATAACCATTTGCCACATCAAGACATATCCATTCAGGATTATATTCTATATCATCTAAATTAGTATCAAGCCCAATAGTTTTGATAGCATTAGGTAAAGGTGCATATGTAGTAAATTTACATATTGCAGTAAGCATAGCATAATCATGCAATGATTTATTCATCTCATACGTACCTGTATGATCCATATTCGATGCAATAATAGGAACTCCTGCCCACCTGTGACTAGAATGCTTAAAATTAAATGTTCTTATTAATACTGCATCTTTTCTAGATTCAAGGGTAGACCGTTTTGGACGAATAAGTACATCACCAAAATCAAGTTTCACATCTTCTTCTATTCTCATATTAATCCCACATATTTCTTTCATATTTTTTAAATTCTCTACCCCAACTTATTGATACGGGTACATATAATACTTCATATAGATAACGATCCATCTGTTTGTCTAAAATTCTAGATGTTTTCTTAGACCACTTTCTAGAAGTAACTTGTAAACGAGATGGAGTTTTCACTTTTCTCTGTCTTTTAGTTTGTTTCATTTTAATCCCAAAGGCTTGTGTAGTGTTTAGCAAATAGGTCAAGACCTTCTTGAATATTATCATCAAAATCAAGTACACTTAAATCATCTTCAGCCAATTTACCAAAGGAATAAATCATTTTATCCATGATTGAATCCCATTTATCAACGAGGTATTTAGTCTCGACCTCTTCATCAATAAAATCAAAATGCAATTGACGAGTCCAGTTATGGTGTGTTACCATACCATCTTCCCAAAGTTCTGGGTAACTATGCTTAGTTTCTTTTAGACGAATGAGAGCAGGATGAATGATACAAGCAAGTGTATGATCCAAACTCCAAACATCATGGTCATCAATGTGAATATTGAAAGCACGATTCTTCCTGAATGGTCCAATTTTGATTTTCATATTATGATTTTCTAGTCATTCTCCAAATATTGTAGCACTTACGACTACAGAACACCTTATTCCTTTTCTTGTAAGGACTCCAACAATTCATGCATTCTTTCATTTTTCTTTTCTTGTATAGTTCCATCATTATAATATTTGCGTGGATTACCACACATCCAACAACTACATAAGCATGGTGTATGTGATCTTAGACCGATTGATTTCGGATCCCAATCTTCATCACCCCACCAATTATAATATTTTCTAACTACCTTATTCTTTTTCCTAAATTCTTGTTTTCTACGCCATGCTCGGTCTCTCATACATTACCTAAAAAAATTTATATTTATTACAACTCTAATATTTGTATCCGTACAAGTCACACTAGAATGTTTCATATCATAAGGAAAAATACATATTCTGTTCTCCACAGAATCTATATGAGTACCATCTTCAAATCTTGTTCCGCCATCATTTGTGTTTATATAGTAGACTGCAGTAGTTGCCTCATTTTGCAAATATCTAGATTTATCTATATCAGTATGAAAACCTGTAACACTATTTTCATTTGTTTTTGGTATCAGATTTGCTTTAATTCGATGAATAGCAAGTATTCTAAGTTGTTTGATCAAAGGCATAAGTGTTTCAAATGTCTCTGACATTATGCCTTGAGTATAATAATAAATTCTATGAACAAATTGAAAATTATATAATGAATCTGATTCCGAAACAACTAATGGACAATATTTCCAAGGTATATCTTCACCTAAAAAAACAGGCTTTATTTTCGCAAAATCTCTAGGATCAATATAATTATCGTAAACTTTTATTCTACTGTCCACCTCTCAACTCACTCATTTTTTGATCATATGAATGATCAACATCATTAATAAAACTTTTCATGTATAAGGTCAACTCATGCAATTCTATATCTGTAAGATCTTGATCGGTGATTCGTTCCCTAAGTTCTTCGGGATTTTCTATAAATTTAGTGCATTCTGTATAGGTAAACATATATTGTCCATCCAAAGAAGTATGACAAGCAAACAATTCATCTCGCTTGTCATACAATTTAGAACTACACCAATAAGTATAAAAACCAGAATTAATCCATCTTGAATATGACATAAAACTATTTAGGCGGCCATGAACTCTTTCACAGTAAATGCCATTCCAATTCTATGCCACTTATCAACTATTGCTTCTGTAGCATCTGCCATTTCTGCATATTCAGCAGTATCACGATTATCTTCAAGAGCAATGTCTCGGAATCTATCAATCATTTTACGTCCCTCTCGGACATAAGCAGGAATCAAATCGTGCCAACCATTCCAAGTTGAACTATATTCCGCATAACGACCAATACCTTCTACCTTAGTTGACCAAGAAGCATATCTCCAATGTCCTTCTGACCAAAGATACGCAAACTCAAGGTGACTATTTTCTAAAAGATACTCATCAAATTCTTCTTTACTGTCAAACATCACAGGTTCTTCAGTATGAACTGAACTTTCAAGTGATGCTTTCCAATCTCCATCAAGACTTGAAAAATAACCAGCAACAGAAATTCCTAAAGCCTCTGAATCTGTATTATAATGCTCAAGCAAAGTTTCACCTACACCAGTCACATAACCATCATAGTGAACATAACTTGAAACAATCGAACCATCACTTCTCAAATAAGCAACTAAAGCATTTGTACTCATATCACCTCACATTGAAAATGCAATTACGAAATTAACATAGACAAGTGCTACAGCAAATGTCCAACCAAGAAGACCTTCAGTAAAGGTCAAATAACCAGCACATCTTTTCGGTATTCTCATATCAACTGCCCCATATTGTTTCTCCGGAAAGGGTTAACTCACTCATTCAAATTATATTATATGAAATCCGGACAAGGAAGTCAAGAGTTTTTTTCTCCGTCTTCATAAAGTTTTTCAAGATTAGCAGACCAAAAATCAATAAAATTCATCCAAAGGTACCGTTCAAGACCATATGCCTCAATTTCCCAAGGACTCTTAAAATATTCGGCCAGATTGCCAATCTTATGTAATTCACCTTTCCAGAAAGTACCTTTTGTTCTCATAGACAAATCACCAACAACATACTGTTTGACATGAACCAATTCATGCCCAAGCACTTTGAATGCCTCATTGCAAAATTCTTCATCACTCAATTCTCTTCCGTAATCGTCCAGTCTCATTTTATAAGGATCAAGAATAATTCGAAATCTTCTAGGTCTTGATCTAAATTCATCTTCATGGACCATGGCTTCACCATTGTCAGTATGCTTTCGAAAATGAATATCAATTTCAAGATTGTTGATAACTCTACGATTATCAAGAAGATCTCGTATGGATAACTCGGTCATTCCGAGAACACCCATACGAAATTTTTTAGGTAAGTTTTTGCCGTGAATTCGAACTTTCATAACCGTTTTAGAAAAAGGTTTATCATTAACTCACAGGTTATATTATATGACAATTAGAAAGGATTGTCAAGACTTTTTCCATTCCCCTGCTTCTTTTTCTGCTTCTTCTAATGTTTTATAAAAAGAACCACTCATTTCAAGGTCATCTTCATAACATCTTAACCAATATTTTCCAGAAGGTTTACCAAATATAGTGGATTCACCTTCTTCAAGAACCTCTATAACAGTTTCTTTTATATGTTTACTCATGATTTTTTTACTCTGGGAGGGAATCTCGTTCCGCTTCGGCACAAAATTCACATGTATATTCAAACGTTTCCTCATCAAAATCAAATTCTGGGAATTCGTCTGTATCACTCAAACAACCATACTTACACATTATCATACTCATAATACTACTCTACTAAATTAGTTACATCTTCAATCATTCGTTCTCCTACTTTACTGTAGTTGAACCCTATACTGATATTCTCTCCAGAAATACGGAGAGTAAATAAACCAGCAATTATCATGTAGGTTATCAGACCTACTACTGTATATTTCAAAAACATCATAATGCACCATTAAAAATGTTAATGTCTAACCAGACCCAATATTCCTCAGACAGATCTAACCATCTGAGGAATTTACACATTTTTGTAAAGAGATAAATTTTTACCTCAAACCAAATCGACATATCACCTATTCTGAAAGGTGATGAAAAGAGGTATAAGCCTCAGACATCCGAGCCTTACCCGAACCATTCTTACCCATGCGAGTCTTACCAGACCCACCACGGTAGTTTGCGGAATACTTCGAAAACATGTTCAGTGACTTAGCACCGAGGACTTTTGAGGAACGTTCAACACGACCACCTCTGGCCAAGAATTCTTCAACTGTTTCGACTCTTTCACTCATATCGGTTTCTCCGAAAGGGTTAATTAATCACTCACTTACAGGTTATATTATACGAAATCCGGCAAGGAAAGTCAAGAGTTTTTTTCAATCCGCATCAATTAATTTAAATCCACCTTCTCTTACCCAAGAGGCTTCAACACCACTATATCTGACTGGGACAGCAATACCCCAAACCCTGTCATCTTCATCGGTATAATTTGCAAGAAGAACATCTTCCTCATCATATTCACCAACATTACAATCGAAAAGTTCGATGAATAAATCATCTCTTGTAGTATGGCGAACAGATTCACCTTTCATGATCCAACGGTCATCAAACCCACCACGACAAACACTAACTTTAGTACCAGAATCAATAAAAAAACCTTTCATTCGTCCTCCTCAATTGCTTCAGTTTCGTAATACAGTCTAGCCAACTTTGCAACCTCTTCAGTTGCTTCTTTCAAATTCTCACCACCCATCCAACGTGCAAGAACCAATGCAATTGAATGTTCTAATCTTTCTTCACTCATAATTCCTCCTCATCGACATCTTCCCAAATCAAACCAGTTTCTGACAAAATTGACATTTCCCAACCAGATAGTTTTTCTCCGTTTCTATCTTTTTCTAAAAGTTCTTCAATCCAATCATTATCACTCATATTGCTACCTCATTATCAATTATTTCAACTTCCATATGTTCATCAACAGGAAGATCCAACCAACGCCAGTTCTCTCTACGGTCCTCAATAACAGGAACTACACAAATCTTAGTAGAAAGAATTGAAGAGTCACGACCATCAACGGTAATGA